GGATATTGCACATAGCAACCCTAATTTACCTAAAGCAGCAACAGAAAAATCTGATAGAACGGCGGTAGTTGCTAACACAGAGGAACAAAAAGTCGATGTATACAAAATCAAGTTAGATAAACCACATAGTATATTAGCTGGTGTAACTGTAATGACTAATGGTGAAGTATATGAAACAGTAGGTTATGAAGATAAACGCTTTGAGGGTTTAGCGCACTTTAAAGGTTCAGAGTTTAAAGGCGCATCCGCATTGGTTAAAGTTGTGAGATGGTAGGTGATCCAAATATCTCCGAGTTGCACGGTTTGCAACAGTCAACTAATAGTTTATTATTGGAAGAAAACATTATGAGTACACTATATCTTGATGACGATATGATGCCGTATGCTGATATATTTCTAAAAGCGATTACAAATATTGAAGCCTTAGGATACTCTTTTAAACCTGATTTGTTGATTCACAAATATACTGGTAGAAGTAAAAACGATTAGGTACGACATATTGTTATCCAAATGATGATTTTTGTTTAATTGAATTAAGTACAGATAATCATAAAGATGGTATTACTATAGATACAATTTATCACGAGTTAGCACATGCCACTATCGAGTGTCATTTTAAAGGACACGGAAAAGAATTTAAGCAAATACGAAAGAAAATAATTGATGCTTATAAAATTGATATTGGCGGTGCGGTATTAAAAATGGAGTAAAAATATGGCAAAGACATTTGAATTTAACGGAAAGATTTACAATTTCGCAGAAGATATTCAAGTTCCGCAAGAGGGGTTGTTCGAGGCAACATTAGTTGATGAAAATAACCATCGATGTGAAATGATCTTTAGAAACGGTAAATTATTTAGACTAACTGAATTAGATTAGAAGTAAAAATCGTAAATTTTACCACTAAACATAATATTGAATGGTAAATTACAACAAAAGGGGTACCCAAGCGGTACCCCTTATTTTTTTTGACGTCAAATAAACGTCAAAATTTATATGTTATTCCTAATGATTTTTGTATATAATCATACTGTGCGAAAACTTGGACACAATGATTATTACTGAAATTTAATTATATATGTTAAAAAGCAGTCATATTATGGTATACTAAATTAGATATGAGATTTAAGCCAATAAGCCTTGATATTATAAGGATTATTTTTGTTTCGTCACAAATTCGTCAAAAATTTATCCAAAAATTTTTGATACATCCTGTGCAGCGTTCTTGCGCATCTCATCTGAATAGTGGACGTAGACATTCATTACAGTATTGATATTGTCGCCGAGTAAACTTGCTACTGTTTTAATGTCAACACCATTTGCAAGAAGTGTTGTTGCATAGGTGTGACGAAATGCATGGATGGTTTTATTGGGAACTACCGTTCTAATAGCATAATTCACATTACCAGTACTGCTAGTATTAATATTAAATAATCGCTCGGTATTAGAAATTGATTTATACTCTAATAATATATTGGATAGAATGGGAGGGATAGGAAGAGTTCGAATACTATTTCTTGTTTTCGGTTCCTTTACTCCGAATGCGTTATTTGACGTCCTAGACCATTGTTTGTTTATTCGAATGGTATTATAAGCCAAGTCTATATCAAGCCACGTTAGGGCTAAAATTTCGCCATATCTAGCCCCTGTATATCGAGCAATGGATAGTAGGGTATATAGCTTTTTATTATCTATATATGTTTTTAATAGTAGATCCATTTCATCCATGGTAAAAGTTGTTAATGATTTATATGTTTTAGTTGTAAATCGTTTAATTTCTGATACCGGGTTAGATTGTATAATTCGATACGGTTTAATGGCGAAATTAAAAACAGACTTTAGGAAGGTGATGTGCATATTCTTTGTACGATTGGCAAATTTAATGTCAGAGAGCGTTTTAAATATCATTTGATGTGATATATCTCTAATACGTTTTTGATGCAATACAGATAGGTTTTTAATGATATAATGATATACTAATTTTGTATTTTCTGATATGCCAATCTTTTCACGCATATACAATTCACACAATTCAATAAATGTAATATTTTTAAGACTGTCATCAAGAGGATTGGTGACAGTCTTTTTTAGTTCCTCAACAATTTGTTGTCCATAGAGCTTTGCCTCTCTCTGAGTAGGAAAGCCCTGCTTAGACTTTTGTTTCCATTTTATACCGTCTTTATAGCTGACAATTATTTGGTAACCTTTGTCTTTTTTACGAATGGTAAAGTTGTATTGCATGGTTACACATCCTTACTATTGACCACGTGATAAAAGAATTCCTCATCGATATCTTCATCTAATTCTCTATCATGAGCGATCCGTTCTATCAAATTGATATGTTCTTTAGAATGAAAGTCATCGTGTTTAATATGTCCTAATTCGTGTAGTACACTAACTCGTTGAGCATCTAATGGCTTATTTAAATTAACCAGTATTGAATGACTGCCATCTTCATTAAGACGTACTACTGCTGTTTGTGTTTTCTTTAATTGCGTATAGATCAAGTTAATAGACATAACAACACTCTCCCCTGATAGAATTAATTAGATAAAGGTTCGTTAAAATACATATTATATGATTTATGAAATATATACATTGCAACTTCATAACTCGGAGAATATGCAGAAGCTTTACCAGAAGGTGATTTCCCAAATTTGAAAGAATCTATAGAGGAAATCTTATTTCCATTTAAATCATACCGAATTAAAGTATTTATTTTAAACTTTACCCCATTATCATTTGTAAATTCCCTTGCTAAATCATTAACTTCTTCAAATTTAAGTGCTAATGTTTTTAAACTTCTATCGTAATTAAAAAAAGAAGTCTGATTTGCTTCTACAATACTGTTTTCATCGTACCATATAGAATATACAGTAGCGTTAATAGCATAATATGGCGGATTATATCTTGATACAACAATCGTTGAATTATCAACATACGCTTCATGCATTTGGTCAGAATACACTAATGTGTATTGATTTGGATTGTTACGCAATTCATTTAAAGAAATTGCATTGCATGATAAAGGAATAAATAATATACAGATTAATATTAATAACTTCTTCATTCTACTTTCCCTCACGTTTCTTTAATCCCTCAATTAAATTAACTACAAAATCAATATCATCTTTTGACATGTCTTCAGCTGCATCAAACAACAATCGCATGTCTGGATTATCCTTTAATTTATTGGCGTATTCCGCTACTTCAGGATCTATATAATATGAATCATTATTTAAGCCCATTAACTCTTCTGGAGAAACATGCAAGGCTTTTGCAAATGCATAAATTTTAGATTGTGGTATATCAATTTTCCCAGCTTCAATTTTAGCAATGCTTATTCTATCTTTATATCCTACTTGACGAGCTAATTCTTCTTGTGATAGTTCTAATTTTTCTCGTAAAGCTTTGATATTGGCATATAGTTTCATAGGTTTTACCTTTCTTTTTAATGCCCCTTACAAAGTAAATATATTATATATGTGAAAAAAAATCAACATTTTTGTAATTTATTGTTGACACATAATCACCCTTAGGGTATATTATAGGTGTGATTAAAAATCACGTTATAAAAGGGGGTGAATAGATGAAGAGTTTAAAAGACGTGATTATTGAAAAAGGATTTCGTATCTCGTGGATAGCAAATCAGCTTAATATTACAAGATACACGCTATACAATAAAATCAATGGAGTAACCGAATTTACGGCATCTGAAATTGCAAAATTAACAGAAATCTTACATTTATCAAACCTTGAGGTTAAGTCTATTTTTTTTAAAAAGTATAGTGATTTAAAATCACATCAATAATATTAAAAAAATATAACAAAGGAGATGAACCATGCTAGTACAAAATCAAAAAGACCTATTAGTAGCCAATAAGGTCTATGGAAACACATCAACTGCATTCGGTTGGGCTGGTCGAAATGCTGAGTATGCACAATATTGGAGAAAAATTATTAAAGAATACTTTGCTAAACGACATACAAGTAAGTTATGTAGAAAGTCCATCCACGGCAAAATCAAAGAATGTCGTGAAGCAGATAGGATGGCAAAAGTAGAATCAAGGATTCCAGTATGGAACCCATAGTTTATACGATTAAAGACGTTGCAGAATTGCTCCAATGCAGCGAAAGCAGCGTCAACAATCTTAGGGAACGTGGCATCCTACGTGAAGTAAAAGGGCTTCCGGGCGTCCGCTTCAATAAAAAAGAAGTCGAGGCGCTAGTAGGGATTGTAGATGAATACAGTCCACTACAATACAGAAAGTTAGAAAAGGAGCGTGATGAGCTTTTACAAGAAAATGAAAAGTTAAAAATGAGTATACGAAAAATAACCAGTGATTTACTGGTTATAGTAGAAGGGGAGTTGAAGTTGTGATTATTGCTTTAAAATGGGCTGCTTTTATATGGATTATCGGATCCATGGGAAGCCTAGAAATTGATAAAATTGGTTTTTTCCAGTTTCTATTACAAATCATTATTGGCGGACTAGTTTGGGTGTGCGCTAATGTGTATGAAAAAGAAAACGCCCGCTAACCGGCAAGCTAAACGGGCGCAGGCAAATTATACCTAAGTTAATTATAGCATGGAGGAGAAATGAAACGCATTGAAATCTTAATAGATGAAGCTAATCCAGATAAAAAGATAGGTATTAGTTATAACAAAAACAGTTTTGAAAATAATGAAGAAGTATTAGCAGTACTCCTTGGTTCAACAATTGGATTTGTTAAAGAAAATGTACCAAATAATAACAAAGTCTTATATCTTCAAGTTTGCATCGGAACCATGCAAACATATCAAAAGCAAATTATCTTTGACGAACGTTATAAAGATATGGATAGTAAAAATCCATTTTATGACATCATTCAAATTTTAAAAAGTAAGGAGTAAACAAATGAATGAAAAACAACAAGTCTTAAATCTAACTAATATTTGTGATGGAAAGTTAGAAGCTGAATTTGAGGAAATGTACAAAGATGCATTACGAAAAATCTCAAAAGGTCAGAAAGCTAAAATCACT